GCATTTTATCACGATTTGCAAGTCTGCCCGTGTCGGCGGAACTTTGTTTTCCATCCTGGCGCTTTCACATAAGGTCGATATTTGGCCTGGCCCTATTCTTTGGGTCGATCCAACGCGCAAGACTGCCCTGCGCGTGAGCCGAAACGAAATTGAGGCTTTCCTGCTGGAGTGCGGACCGGTAAAGGCCAAGGCAGTTATCGACAAGAAACATTGGACGACTCTTGAGCGGCACTTCCTAGGCTGTACGTTCGGCATGGTCGGGGCAGGCTCCGCTGCTGAACTAGCAGGCAGACAAGCCGAGCTTCTAATCCTGAACGAAACGGACAAGCTAAAGCACGACCTGAAAGCCGAAGCGCCGCCGCATGAGTTAGCTATTGCCCGAACGAAGCAGTTCAGACACACGCGCAAGATAATCGAGAACAGCACACCGACGACAGAGCGAGCGCGGGCATGGTCACGATTCAAGGCAGGCAACCAGCAATACTGTTACCTTCCCTGCCCGCATTGCCGGACGATGCAACGACTCACCTTTTTCAGCGAAGAGAAGGAGGTTCCCTTTGCCGAGGATGGAACACCATTGCCGGAAGGAGAAACGCGAGTCGAGAAAACCGGACGCTTCAAATTTGACCATTGCCGCGACGGCGAGGGCGAACACGCGGCGTTTGATTATGATGAGGTTGAACGATCCACCGTTTACGAGTGCGGCAACTGCCAAAAGGACATCAACCACACATCGCTTAACTGGATGCTTCGCCGCCACCAATGGCGAGCACACAAGCCACACGCGCCACGCGATCATGTGTCCTTTCACTTTTGGGCTGCTTACTCGCCCTTTGAGCATTGGGGCGTGGTTGCCAAAAAGTTCCTGGCCGCTCGTGGCAGCATTGGCCGGATGCACGACTTCTACAATTCCGACCTTGGCTTGCCATTCGTGAGGCATGCAACCGAGATTAAAGAGGATGATTTAGACCTCGTGGTGAAGCGCTCGCCTGAGTATTTCTTGCGGCAGATACCGCGCAAGCCGTTGCTCTTGACCATGACCGTTGACGTTCAGCAGTCGTGCTTTTGGTGGTCGATTCGAGCCTGGGGATTGCTCGAAGATCACGCCGACGTTCCAACGTGGTCGGCTCTCATCGACTACGGCAGCGCGGTATCATGGGCGCAGATTGAAGAAATCGCAGGCATAACACCCGACCGCGACGGCAAGACGAACAAGTACATTTATGTGGAAGAGTTCGGCGAAGTAACAGAGCACACGGTCTATGCTGGACTAATCGACTCAGGATTCGAGGCGAAGAGTAACAAGAACGTTTATGCGTTCTGTATTCGCAATGCCGACGTTTTCAGCCCGTCGAAAGGTGGCGGATGGCAACAACTTCGCGGCATGACGATTCGCAGTTCGCCTGTTGAAGACGACCAGTTAGACCTGCTCTGGTATGAGGACGACGGATTTAAACAGCAACTTTTCTACCACAGCATCAAAGAAGGCAAGGCGCTCTGGTGGTTGCCGCGCAACATCGACGCGACCTACAAGGCGCAGTTAATGAGCGAGCGAACAAAGGAAGTCACGCAGCCAGACGGGAGCACGAAGCTATCATGGGTAGTCGAAGGCGAAGACGGCAATCATCTCGCGGATACTGAGAAGATGCACCTAGTTCTCAGCGAAGTAATCGAGCAGGGAGAAGCATTCACGATTGCCCGCGACGAACTGAACGCAAAAAACAAGGTTGCGCCAGTTACATAGAGCGCGAGACTTGCTTACTTTGACACGGCCAGCGGAATGACGTCCTTTGCTTTTGAATAGCGAGGGAAAGTCCAAAAAAGTCACATGTGACTTTTCCGCCGATGACCGTTGAAACCTTCGCCGATATACTAGCTCAAGAAATGGAAGCGGATCAATCGACCGCTTTCGTCGATTCGTTAATCAAAGATGCTCGTGCGGCGATCAAAGCGGGCAAAGGAACCATTGCCAGCCTTAGCAACTCAGGATTGAACGGCAAGACCTTTACCCGGCAAGTCCATCTTAGCGCCGCCGAAGTGCTGCAAGCCTGCCGCTTCGCGTTGGCTCAATATCTCAACGATGGCGAGGACGACACGCGAGTTAGTTCCAGCCGTCCCGACTTTTCCCAAATGTGCCGATGAGTGACGTAATCCACAACGGTCAAGGAATCTCGGCGTATGACGCGGCTTCACAGTCTCCGAACCGCAGCAGCTTTGTCGCATTCCCGAACAACTCGCGCCGCGAACTAACGAGCGGCAACCGTCGTGAGATTGTGCGCAAGTCTCGCGCCCTTGAGGCCAATTGCCCGTTCCTGACTCGCATCGTGCGCAAATACGCACGGCACGCCATCGGCAGCGGGATTCACTTTCGCATCTTGTCGGAAGATGAGACGTTTAACGATTCCGCCCGCCGCGACGTAGAGGAATGGTGGAACAATCCCGGCACCTATTCGGTCGATGGCAGCATAGACGGATGGACGGCAAAGCGGCTCGCTGTGGAGACGATGATTATTGATGGCGAGTTCAATGCGGCGATGACCAAATCAGCAGATTGGCCGATGCTTCAACCGCTCGACGTTTTCGAGATTGAGACGCCGAATCCTTTGCGCGGCAGCGAGAAGCCGACCGATTGGGACGACGGCATTAGAATCAACGAACTGGAGCGTCCGATTGAATACGCCGTGAAGTCTTTGCCTCGTGGCAACCTGACGCAGGATGTGAAAGGTTATTCATACGTCCCGGCCTTGTCGATGATCCACATTCACCGACGCCGCAGGATTCGCGGGCATCGTGGCCTGCCATGGGGATACTCTGGACTCAACAAAGGAATCGACGCCCTCGATCTTGCCTCGCTTTGCACCGGCACGGCCAAGCTACACTCTGCGCTCGCTGTAACGGTTAAGCGAACAGGGCGCAAAGGCAAGCGTGGAGCAATCAGCAAGATTACAGACGGCAGCGGAGGCGTTGATCCAACGGACACGACCGCGCTCGAAAAGGTGTACGGCTCGATGATTAACTACGTCGGCGAAAACGGCGAGATTGACCTCAAATCTAGCTCGCATCCGACCGTCAATTTGATGGAGTTTATCAAAATGCTTTTTGCCGAGATGAGCCTTGGCTTTGACGTTCCTGTTTCCGTCATGTGGTCGCTGTCTGAAATCGGCGGCACCGCAGTTCGCTCCGACATGGAGGACGCACAGGCGAGCTTCGATGTCGTGACTGACATGATCGTTTGGCACTATGTGCGCCGCGAGGTTATCTGGAAGATTTCAACCGCGATTAACAGCGGACGAATCGCCGCACCGAAAGACCCGCACTGGTACTCCAAAATGGTGTTTCGCGGGCCGCGCAAGCTCACCGTTGACGTTGGGCGCATGGCGTCGGCATTCAAGACGCTCACCCGCAACGCAGGCATGAGCATTCCGCGCTTTTTGGAAGAGCAAGGCTTCGATGCCTACGAAGAGGCACGCGATAACAACAAGTACCTCAAATACATTAAGGAACTCTACGAATCAACCAATGTGCCGGTCGAATGGGTTTATGAACCGACACCCGGCACCGTGAACCAGATCAATGTTAACCCCTCGCAAGAATGAAGACTTACCCGCAGCTTACCCGCAAACTGTTCTGCTCACCTTTGATGCTTCATGCGCCGACTCGCGCAGCATTTGAAAGCGTACTTACCGGGCGCATGTTTGGCAAGACTTCCGACGAAGCCTTGCCGGTTGCGATCATCAACGACAAGCCTGTTTCTGCCCGCACGCAGAGCATTTACCGCACGTTTAAAAACGTGGCAGTCGTGACCATCGACGGCGTGATTGATAAGCGAATCTCAGACTTTGATGCCGAGTGTTATGGAGGCGTTGATCTTGCTGATGTAGATGTCGCGCTTTATCTCGCAGACAACGACGACGAGATTGATACTGTCGTGCTCGACATCCATTCCCCAGGCGGCAGCGTGGTTGGCGTTGCCGATACGCATGCACGAATCAAGGCGATGTCGGAAACCAAGGAAATCCATGCTTTCGTCAATGCCATGTGCTGTTCTGCTGGCTACTACCTCGCCAGTGCTGCGGACGTAATCAGCGCCTCACCTTCTGCCATCGTGGGAAGCATTGGCGTGTACTGCGGCATTCTCGATGCCAGCGAGCACTACGCCGCGCTGGGACTCAAGATGCAGTTCATACAAGGCGGCAAGTTCAAGACCACGGGCAGCGAGTTCAAACCGCTGAACGATGAAGAAAAAGCAATGCTACAGGCTGGCGTGGATAGCACTTACAACGCCTTCAAAGCTGCGTGCTCCGAACGCCGCGCCATCGCTGATTCATCTATGCAGGGTCAATGGTTCACGGGAGCGGAGGCCAACACGCTTGGACTCGTTGACAAGCTCACCGGGGCAACGCTTGACGAGTATGTTTCAAGCATCCTGTTGAGCCGCTAGTTTGACACGGTGGGGCATGGCAAGACCATGTTCAATTCCACCGAAATCGCCAAGCTACAATCTCGCATTGCCGAGCTTGAAGGCATCTCCACCGAAGCAACGGCTAGCATCGCTGACCTTAAAGCCTCGCTCGACGAATCCTCGAACACTATTGCCGCGCACGTTGCGACGATTGCCGACCTCAACGCCAAGGTCGAAGCCGCCGAGGCCGCGATTCAATCCGAGGTTACAAACCGCCTCGCCGCCGCTGGCATTGATCCAATCGCCCGCGCTGCCGCCTCCGAGGCTCCGCAGGAAATGACCCGCGCCGAGTTCAAGAAACTCTCCGCAAAAGCCAAGGCCGAGTTCTGCTCAAACGGCGGCGTGATCCTTTAACGAAATACCAGAAACCTCCAGCAAATAACACACCACCATGGCTAACACTCTTTCCAATCTCATCCCTGACGTTTACGCCGCGCTTGACGTGGTTTCTCGCGAACTCACCGGCGCGATCAACGGCGTCGCACGCGACCCGAAAGCCGACCGTCTGGCAACTAACCAGACTTTGCGCATTCCGCAGACTCCGGTAAACACGACCTCGACGTTCACGCCAGCAATGGCGATTCCTGCCGCTGTCGATCAGACGATTGCAAATGCAACCGTGACCCTCAGCAAAAACAAGTATGCCGCCTTTAGCTGGACGGGCGAAGAAGAATACGCAGTCGATCAAGGCGCGGGCTTCCTCTCCATCCAACAGGGCCAGATTGCCCAGGCGTTCCGCGTGCTCGTCAACGAGATGGAAAACGACCTGTGCGACACCATCGCCGCAAACGCCTCCCGCGCATACGGCACCGCAGGCACAACGCCGTTTGCGTCCACCCTTGGCGATTCCGCCCAGGCTCGCAAAATCCTCGACGACAACGGCGCTCCGATGTCGGGCCGCTCGCTCGTTATCGACACTGCAGCGGGCGCTGCTCTGCGCACCCTGGCGCAGTTGACCAAGGCCAACGAGGCCGGAACCGCCATGACCCTTCGCGATGGTGAACTGCTCAACCTTCACGGCTTCTCTGTCCGTGAGTCTGCGCAGATCAACACAGCCACAGCAGGCAACATGGCTAGCGCAACTTCCACCAGTGCCGCCTTCACGGTCGGACAGACTGTGATTCCGCTGGCTACCGCTGGCACTGGCGTTGTTGCCGCTGGCGACATCGTGACGTTTGCCAACGACACCAACAAGTATGTGGTGGCTAGCGTCTCCTTCGCTGGTGCAAACCCTGCCTCTGGCGACAGCATCACGCTTGCTGCTCCCGGCTTGCGTGTTGCTCAAGGTGCCGCAACCCGTGCGATCACGGTCATTGCCACAAGCTCGCGCAACCTCGCGTTTAGTTCGGACTCAACGGTTCTTTGCACCCGTCTGCCGATCTTCCCAAGCTCCGGAGACCTCGCTATCGACAGCGAAGTCATTACCGATCCTCGCACCGGCATTAGCTTCGACCTGCGCCAGTATCCAGGCGACGGCATGACGCTTTTCCGCATTCATGCACTGTGGGGTTATAAGGTGGTTAAACCTGCCCACGCCGCCCTGCTTCTCGGCTAAGTTCTTTGTGTGTCATATTGGGTAGTGAACGCCGCTCCTTAACCGGGGCGGCGTTTTCATTTTGACAGTGCCGACGAAGTATGTCCGCCTTTGACGACTTTAACGATTACGGCTTCGATGAAGCTGCCTCCGTCTTTGGCGTTGATTCTTTTACCATCGGCGGAATCGCAACGACCTTTGAAGGCGTGTTAAACGAGTTCGGCGCAGAGAAGCAAGTCGATTTCGGCGGACTTACTGGAACCTATACCGCGACCATCATCGCCGAGATTGACCAGTTCGACGATGTTACCGGCCCGCTAGAACGCACGCTGGACGGGCGGACACTGGTTGTCGATGGGCGCATATTCAAAATCAACCGCTGCTTGCTGGACGATAGCACGCTCACAATCGGACTCACTAACCCAAACAAGACGCGATGAGCAAGCCGCTAGTAAGCGTTGATGTTGACGTATCGGCCCTGCAAAGGTCGATCAATCGCATGGCGCTCGAAGTCGGGAAGAGCATGCCGTCGCTACTAAAGCAAAACGGGAGACTGTTAGCCTGGAATCTTGCCTTCAACACGCGCACGGCTCGCATGTTCGGACTCACGAAGGCAGTTCAGAAGGCGATGGACGACAAGGTAACAAAGGCAATCAGCGCCACGTTCATTTCTTCCAAAAAGGTATTTCAGGAGATAGCGCAGATCGAGAAAAAAGCCGCCAACGGCTTCGCGTCTCTTATCAAGCGCGGCGAATACGAAAAGGCGAAGGACATCATCGACGCCATGGTGCCGAAATACAAAGGCATCGACCTTGGCCCGATGCCGCAAGGGCTGGAAGGCAATAGCCGCGACAGGCACGAGAAATATATCGTTACCGAGCAAAAGCCTTTGAAGGAATACATCGCCAAACGGCTCAAGATGGTCGGATGGGGCAAGGCCGGATGGATTAGCGCAGGCTCACAACTCGGCAACGTGAGCAAGGTTCCGGCATGGGTGACGCGGCACAAAGGCAGAAGCCCAGGCAATGCCCAGGACGACAGCAACGCGCCAAATCCGAGCGTGTCGCTGACTAACTCGGTTAACTACATCAACGCGATTATCACAGACGGCAATCTCAAGCATGCTCTCGCGATCCAAATGCAGAAAATGCAAAAGCACTTAGAGCATGTGCTACTCCACGGCGGCAAAGCGGCAGGCTTTAGCATGACACCAACGGCACCGAGCGAAGACCCGGCCAACGCATCGAACTAACATGAATCGACCCCTCAAACGCAAGTTGGAGAACCTAGCAATGAAGTATCTGGACGCGAATAAGACCGGCAAGGCTTACGCGGACATTTCAATCGTCACGAGTGGCGGCACCACGCTAGCCGATGAGGTAGCCATTGACGCAGGCTCCGCAGCATCGACCACAGCGGAACCCTCGTTGCCGTTCATCATGTGTCTTGCGACGATCACGCCGGACTCCGAACTGCCAGGAGTCGCAGCCTTCGAGCTTACTGTCCACCTTAGCACAGACGCGACCGGCATTGCTTCCGATCGCAACGGCACAGATGAGATTTTGCGCGACCTTTACGACGTTCTAATTGCTCCAGCCAATGACGCTGCCGCATTTGATGACGGCAATAAGGAGTTTGGCGCACTGGTAACTTACGCGAACAAGCCTGGAGGCAGCGACACGCGGCAGACTTACCGTAAACCGCTCCATGTGTACAACATGTGGCTATCCGGTAACGCCACGCAGAGCTTTGATGATTGCTGGCACGATCAGATAATCATGGCGGGACACGCTCAAGACATGGACAACTCTTGATTTTGACACGCGAGCCAAGTTACTATGGCCGCCACTGTTCTCGGAACCGCACATCTTTACGGAATCGAAGGCACCGTTGCTAACGCGACGGTCCTCAAGTTCGATGTTAAACAATCCTGCAAAAACGTCGCCGTTACGGAAGACGAAACTGGACGCGAAATTGAACGCCGTTACGACGACATTCATTATGACGCGTCGCTTACGATTCGCCTGCGCACTTCGTATTCGCTCCCTGCCATAGGCTCGACGCTGACCTATAACAGCATTGTTTACGAAGTCGTAGAGCACACGAAGAACACCACGAACAAGGGTTTTCGCGAGCTTACCTTGACCGTCAAGAAATCCGAAGCCGTCGCCTACGCTTAAGCCATGACTCCCGACGAAAAAGCAGCGGCACCAACCACCATTCTCAACCTTCGCAACCGCGCCAAGGTTGAAGAAAACAAGGAGCGTGCCGCTGCTTGGACAAAGGAAGCCGAGGAAATCGAGAGGGCGCTCAAGGTCAAACCCGCCAGGAAAAAGGACGATGAATGAAGAACGCCTTCTACCGCTCACTTTTTCCCGGCATTGCTACCGTTTGCGGCGTTGAACTGCCGCCCTTGACGCTGTGGCGGATGGCTTGCCTTCAAGCCGTAGCATCGCCCTTCATCTCGCCCGACTCGACAACGAAGATCGACCTTGCGGCGTTGCTGCTAGCCTTGCGAGTCGTCCGCACTGGCAACCTCGAAGCGCCAGACTTGCGCGTTACGTTTCGCGACAAGCTAACCTATTGGCGGCACAAAAAAGATCGCGCTTACTTTGAGCAGAACGCACGCGCCTTTGTGGAGTGGTTGAACGCTCACAGTATCCGGCCCGAACTGTGGCAGGACGACGACGGCGAAACGGGCAGGCAGATCACGGCCCCGTATCTCGTGGCGCAAGTTGTCGCTTTGATGTCCTGCGGGATGTCGCACGTTGAAGCCTGGAATACAGTTCCCGGCTATGCTGATTGGTTGATCCTGGCAAAGGCCGAACGCGAGTCCGACCGCGTGAAATTTCACGACGACGAAGACGACGAGATTAACGCCGAGGTCGATGCAATGAACCAACGCAGCGAGGCCGAAATCATCGCCCAGGCAAAAGCCGACCTTTCGCAAGAGTCGTTCAACCGCTGGCTGTCTGCCCGCCAATCCAGAACCTAAATGGCAAAAGCAACCGCAACCCTCGAAGTAAACAACTCCGGTTTCAAGCGTGGGTTTGATGACATGCGCAAACAGACCGCCGCTTGGTCTAGCGATGTGAAGGGAATGATCGCGGGCGCTTTTGCATTTGGGGCAATCGCTAGCTTCGTTTCTAACTTTGTGTCCAGCATGGCGCGAGTGAAAGACTTGTCCGACCGATTAGGACAAAGCACAGACACGATCCAACGCATCGGCAATGCCGCGAAGCTATCCGGCTCAGACTTGGAATCCGTCATAAAGGTTCTCACCAAACTAACGCTTGAGGCCAATAAAAGCGGCGAGGCATTCGCAAAAATTGGCATTAGCGCGGCAGAGTTCGCCTCTGCCAATCCTGAACAGCAAGTTCTTATGCTTGCCAAGGCGTACGAGGAAGCGAGCGGCAACCAGCAAAAAATGCTCGACCTTATGGCGCTGCTCGGCCCCAAAGGCCAGGACATCATGATTATGCTGGCGGGTGGAGTTGAAGAACTGAACAAGCAACTAAACCAAGTTCCTGTTGTTAGCGAGACGGCAATCAACGCGATGGCGAACCTTGACGACGCTATTGATTCGTTCACGCAGCACGCGCACGAATCCCTTGGCGCTATTATCGGCATGTTCGGACAACTGGGCGCGGCAGTTATGGCCGTTTATCAGACTTTCGGGATCACAGGCTTCGATGGCAACGGCAAGTCGTTCGTTGAGAACATGACTGCCAACATGGAATCAACGCTAGATCAGAAATCGACAGCAGAAACCAAAAAAGGCGCGGGCATCACCACCGCAGACGATCAGAAAAAAGCCGACGACGACAAGGCCAAAGAAGCAGCAGCCGCGAAAGCTCTCGAAGAAGAAATGACGAATCTGGCCCGTTCTCGCATGAACGACGAGCAGAAGATCACCGACCTAAAACGCGAACAGGCCGAGCTTGCCGCCGCCGCTCAAGACAAGAGCAAGAGCGACGTTGACCGGCTAAACGCCGCCCGCGAAGTCTTGCGCGTCCAGCAGGAAATTGAGTCCATTCAAAAGCGAGTCGATGACGCAGCCGCGAAGGCAGACGAGGAAGCAGAGAAGGCAATCGCGGACTTCTACGGGGCAGAAGCAAAGGCGCAGGAGGAAGCAGAAAAGGAAGCCGAGGACGCTCTCAAGGAAGCATACGAAGCCGAGGCGAAAGCAGCCGAGGAAGCAGCCAGCAGCGCGCCGACTATCGTCTCATCCTCCCTTGCCAGCATCGGCGGCGGCGGCAGCTCCTACGTTAGCCAAGGCAGCAACCCGGCTCTAGTCGAGAGCCGGAAGCAAACGGCGCTCCTTCAGCGTCTCGTGGCTAACACTGGTGGCACTGCCGCCATGGCAACCAATTCACCCTTCTAATCATGGTCATTCTCGGTACTTCATCCATGGCGCTACAACCCGGCGCATCCGTTGACGAGGACGAAAACGGCCTGCTGTCTGGCGAATGCGTGTGGATTGGCGATTATGCCAACCGCTATTCAGCCGGGCAAAAGGGCAGCTTGCACCCTCATGATTCGCGGCTCACGGCTTACCGCTCGAAGCTAACAAAGATGGCAACCGGCAAGTGCTCCGTGACCGTTGGTTACATTGGTCTTGCCGCCGATCCAACGCCGATGTTTATCGAGTACCCAGGCGGCAGCGGACAGGAACCAATCGAGACGCACCCGAACTTTGCACTGTTCGCAGGCACGCCAGCCGCGCCGCTAAACGGTGCCAAGTTTGAAGCAACCGGCGAGTTTATCGGCTTTGCGTCTTCAACCAATGACGAGAAGCTGAACGGCACACGCTCTTACATCGTGCCGAGCGTCACAATCAACCTAACTTACTACACGCACCGAGTTCCAAACGTGAGCCGGGTAGGCAAGAAATACACCGGCCAGATTCCCGACTTGATTAAACCGCCAAACGTAAAGGATTTTCTACTCATCGGGCTACCATATAAAAAGATCGGAAACCTGTTTCAAGTCACCCTCCAAATCCTCGGCAGCGGCGAGGATGGATGGAACCAGAACGTCTATTAAATGAGCTTCTCTCGCAATCCACTAATCAGGCCGCGCACGCCTTTCGAGAAGCGAATCGTGACCGAGATTGAAGCGGCAAAGCCCGCCCGCTCTGTCGGCGTTTGCGAGCGACCGCTACCGGGCGGCAACTCACTAACGCCGATCCCTGCTCGTGCTCGTGGCGGCAACGGAGGGCGCACGCCGTTTTCTATCCTCAATGGCGCAGTTCTCCCCGGTCTTGTCGGCGGCATTATGCCGACGCTAAACGGCGAACCGCTGGATGACACAACGGAAGTCTTGCCAGCGACAGGCGATTATCTGGTTTACTTCACGCTCAACTTTACCGTGGCGTACACCGAAACTTACCTTTCCAGCTACACGCTCGACAGCGTGACCGTGAACACTGCGGCAACCATTCCAGCCGACACCGACGACACGAAGCACTTACAGTTTAACAGCGTGGTCGATGGCGTGCCCGCCTCCAGTTACTTCGATACTGCCATCACAATCACGCTTTACGACAACGGCCCAAACGCCACGCTTTTCTTTTACTCATGAGCTGGAGGCGCATAACAGACCCCGGCATTAGCGACAATTCGCCGCCTTATCGCCCATTGGTGCGGTTCACGCATGATTTGGGCTTTAAGTACACAATCGGGCGCACTCGGAGTCGGTTTTACGACTTAGCCTATGGAGGCTGGCAAGATTGGGAGGCGTGGAGCGACTTCAACTTTTTTAGTCCTGATTGCTGGTTTTTGGGCGCAAACGTCCAGAATCGCACAGGTGGCGACCCGCCTTCGGAAGGCCGCGCAGAGTATCAACTTGAAGTTGCCGCGCATGGCTCGCCGTGGGCTATTTTGTGGGTTAACACCATCACACCTAGCGACGGTGGAGCGACGAGCACAGATGAGGATTATCTGCTTATCTTGCCGGGCGCGACTTACACAGCCAACTTTACAGCGCCAACTGACTGCGACCTAAACCTTGAGTCTTTCGAGATTCACTACCCAGCACCGTAACACCGACTAATTGACAAGCCTTTTCAAAGTATGTCCGCCCGCGACTTAACGCTCACCATCGACATTCCAAATCGTCGTCTCATCCGCGACTTTTTCAGCAATCTCGAAGTACTGCCGAGGGATGTGATGCAAGGCGACACATACAATCTGCGAGTCGTTGGTGTTGAGCCTTCGCCCCTTGGCGATCCGTTGCGACCTTGGCAGTATGTCACGCTCCCGACCTCGCTCTATGTTGGTATTGGTGACGTTGGCGTTGCTCCTACCCTTGGCACGTTCACGCTTACTTATGGGGCCAACACCACCACGGCGATTTCATACGCTGCTACGGCTGCGCAAGTGGCCGCTGCGCTGAACGCGCTCGCCAGTGTCGTTTCTGCGGGCGGCGTTAGCGTCACGGGGCCGGATTCGGGGCCGTATCAGATCGTTTTCACGACCGCAGGCGCGCGCACAGCGATTAGTGGCAACGCAGATTTGCTTTATCCGCTTTCGACCATCACCGTTTACGAGGCGCGAGCAGGCACGGGAAGCATTAACGAAATCCAAGTCGTTGTTCTCGACCGGCAACCGGCGGCACTTGCCGAGACTTTCACGGCCATTGCCGCGCCCTCAATCACGATTTCAACCGTTCAGGCAGGCGCAACCGGCGTTCCCGAAATTCAGAAGATTGCCATCGACTCAGCCGCGCACGACGGCACCTTCACGCTGACATTTAGCGGGCAGACGACAGCCGCTCTAGCATGGGACATTAGCGCGGACGACCTAGAACTTGCTCTTGAGGCGCTTTCAAACATCGCCCCCGGTGACGTCGAAGTAACCGGCGCTTTTCCAAATTATACCGTTACTTTCAAAGGCACGCTGACCGGCAACCAGCCCGAAATGACAGCGACCGCGACGGGCTTAATTGGCCCCGTTGGTGTTGAGGGAGCATTGGCGCTTTCCACCGCTGGCATCGAGCAGCTTTTGAGCGGCGAAGCGAGCGTTAATACGACCTTGGAAATTGCGGCTGCCATCTCTGGCGCTCCTGCGACACTACTGCAAACCGGCGTCACCCTGCTAAACGACCAGATTCCGAATGCGCCAGCAACCGGGAGCGGACTGCCGACCTATTACACCGCCACTGAGGTTGACGCGCTAGTGACCGGCAAGGCTAGCTCCGGCGATGTTGGAAGCTCTCTGCTAACCGCAGTTGGCAAGGGTATTGTCGGACGCACGAGCACCGGCACCGGGGCGCTAACGCTCATTACTCCATCGGCCAACATCGTGGACGGTGCCACAGACGCAGCCACAGACGCAGCCACAGACGCGCCCGTCGATGCGAGCGAGGCGCATGCTCTCAACGCAACCTTTAGTGACACCGAGGTCGAAGCGGCGCTAAACGCTCTCGGCGCAAAGCTCAATCTGGTTGCCACAAAATACAATGCAGCCGCGACCAAATACAATGCCGCAGCGACTAAGTACAACGCTCTCGCGACTAAGTTTAACACGCTGCTGACTCAACTGGAGGCGAGTATGATCCTCACGCCGTAACATGGAACACGACATCTACATTTGCACCGAGACTAAAACGGCCTGGAGTTCGCTAACGGACTCTCGCCAGCCGCGCACGCCGTCAAGGCTACAAACGCATCTCAAGCTAAACGTCTATTTCTTCGACTCGACCGCTGAAACGCCAGCGGCAACTTTGCTAGACGGTGCCACGACTTTTCGCGTTGCCATGAAGCCGAGCGGCACGCCCGCTGCCGATCCTTTAATTTACCTTTCGACGGCAAGCGAGACAGGCTCGGCAAGTTACACATTCGAGTGGGACAGTATCGACAGTGCCGATCTTCGCGCGCTTGTAGGCACCGAAAAATCCGTTGATGTCGTCTTTGAAATCTCGTGGACGCTCGCAACCGTTATCGAGCGCGTTGCTTGGAATGCGGTGGTTGAGAATGCTTACATTCGCAGCGGCGACGGAGCGCCCGATCCCATTGCCGACTCAAGCTGGGAGTGGCTCAAACTCCGCGCCCCTGAAGCGAACGGTTTTTCGCACGATGATGCCGAGCAAGAATTAACCGTCGTCGGTGGCGATGGCAGTGGCGATGTCGTCGGCCCTGCCAGCGCCACCGACAATGCCATCGTGCGGTTCAATGCCACGACGGGCAAACTCATTCAGAGCAGCGGCATCACCATCGCCGACGGGGCCAGCGGCACGTTGAGTGGCACCAATACGGGGGACGACGCGCTCAACAGCAATTACGAAACGGGGGCCGATGTCACCGACGCAGGCAATGTCGGCACCGCCATCGCGGGCGCGGATGCCGTCACGACAATCAATGACGCCGACAAGCTGCCACTCACTGTTTCGGGTGTGCTCAAGACAATCGCTTATAGCGCACTGAAGACGGTGCTGAACGCGCTCTACCTGCTCAAGTCGAACAATCTCAGCGACCTCGCCAGCGCATCGACCGCTCGCAGTAATCTTGGGCTTGGCTCCGCCGCCGTCCTGAACACAAGCACGGGCGGCGTCGGCGTCGATGATGCGGGGCGCGTGCCAGTTTTCCGCGCACAGGGGCAGATCGGTGCCGCGCAAATCATCGCGCAAAGCACATCCGCCGCCGCCCAGCAAGGCGTTCTCGACTTCAATGGCCTGACATTCGTTCAACACGGTGGCACGGCGTTTGATCACATCATCGCGGGGGCAGCGCTGACAGCCACCCGAACTCACGATCTACCAGACTCTAGCGGCACAATCATCACCACCGGCGACACCGGATCGGTAGCGACCACGATGATCGCAGACGATGCGGTCACCCTCGCCAAAATGGCCGCTGGCACAGCGGGCAATCTCATCACCTATGATGCCGCCGGGAATCCCGCTGCCGTCGCCACGGGCACGGCAACGCATGTGCTCACATCCAACGGCGCGGGCGCGGCTCCAACCTTTCAGGCTGTGCCGGGCGGCGCTCCCGAAGGAACCGCCGTCAAATCAACCGGCGAGACGGGTGGCAGCAAATTCCTCCGCGAAGACGGCGACGGCACTTGCTCGTGGCAAACCGTTGCCGGAACTGGCGATATGACCAAGGCGGTTTATGACTCGCAAAATCTCGGTCTTATCAGCGGGCTTCAAGGCAGTGGGGGCGGCGGCAATAGCGGCGGCGTCGGCGGATCATTGGATTTATCGGGCGGTGACTCTGGCATCACGCCTAATATTCCCGGCAGCGGCGTCGGTGGCACTGGTGGAAACATCCACACTTACGGCGGCAACGGCTTCACAACCGACCCAGCGGCGACGGATTACAGTGGCGGCAATGGCGGATATATCAAGACGACCGGCAGCGATGCGGTGGACGGGGCAGCAGGTGCCGCAGGCGGCAGCATCGACACGAGCGCAGTCGGCGGGCAGGCGGGCGGAAGCATTGATACGAGCGCAGGCGGCGGCAGCATCGACACGCACAGTGGCGGCGGCAGCATCAACACTAGAGGCACCGGCTCAATCGAGTTCGGTGTTGCGGCGACTCGAACAACTCTCGTCGGCAGTGCGACCGCCGCACGCACTATAACACTGCCCGATGTCACCGGAACCGTTATCACGACCGGCAACCTTTCCAGCATAAACGGAACCTCGACCGCGCTCGGCGTTGGCACACTCGAACTCGGCCATGCGAGTGACACCACCTTGGCCCGCAGCTCGGCAGGCAATGTCACCGTCGAAGGGAATCTGCTTTATCGTGCGGGCGGCAGCTTCGTGGGGATGCCTGTTGAATACAGTGTCGCGGTTTCCGACGAGACAACAGCACTCACCACCGGCACCGCCAAGGTAACTTTCCGCATGCCGTTCGCGATGACGCTGACCAGTGTGCGAGCAAGCGTCACAACCGCGCCGACCGGCAGCACGCTGATTGTGGACATCAACGACGGTGGCTCCACCATCATGACGACCAACAAACTCAGCATCGACGCGAGCGAGAAAACCAGCACCACTGCCGCCACTGCGGCGACTTTGACGGATACCGCGCTCGCCGACGATGCTGAGATCACCATCGACATCGACCAAATCGGCAGCACCATCGCGGGTGCGGGCCTGAAGGTAACACTCATCGGCACACGCGCATGAACCTTGTTAACCCGTTTCGTTTCGCCGTTGCCTCAGTATCGACCAGTTATTCCAACACTGGTGGCACCGGAGACAGGACGGCCAGCATCACAGTCACTAAATCGGCGAGTGCAAATATCGTGGGCGCTCTGTCTCGCTTCGTAGGCATTGGCGCGTCCGCCACTTACTTTTCGAGCGTGCCGAACGGCGAGTGGTTGAAGTTCGACTTTGGATCGGGCGTTACAAAGGTAATTACGGAACTGACATATTATCAAGGCAGCGCAGTCGCACAGGGGACGTGGCAGCTCGAAGGCAGCAACGACGATTCGGCGTGGACTGCAATAGGCAGCACATTCACTTTGGCAGCCGCCACTACTCAGACCAGCGGTTCAGCTTTTAGCTCGAACTCAACTTATTATCGCTATTATCGAATCAAAAAGACGGCTGGCTCTGTAAGCAGCGCGTCATGGGCATATCAATTCGAGTTCAAAATATCCGCATGAAGAAGATATACAATACCATCACGCAGACGTTTCTGCCGACCTATCCTCGCAACGATGACGAGCCTATCGCGGGACTCGACCCGGCGCTTGAAGTTTACGAAGTGCTGGAAGAACCACAGCCCGCAACGACCGCGAACCAATACCTCACGCGCACCGAGTCTGCCGACCACGAAGCAAAGACACTTGCCTACGGCTGGCAGGTCAATGATCGACCCAATACTCCAGTCGTGGTCCCGTTTCGCTCGCTGGCTTTTGCGCTGCTTGAAGCGGGACTTTATGAGCAGGTCAAGGCCGCCGCACTTGCCACGCCGCAGGGGGAAATTTGGTGGCATACAGCGCAAAGCTCCACTGTGAGCCGTGACCATCCATTCGTCGCTGCTCTCGCCTCCGCAGTCGGTCAAACGCCTGAACAAATCGACGCCATCTTTGCTGCCGCAGCACTTCAAGCATAACACTATGAGTCACGACGAATCAGCCGCGCTGGAAAGCATGCGCCAGACGATCCGCTGGTTAATCGGCGGCATTGCCAGCCTTATAGGAGGTGCCGCGATAGTCGGCGGATGGGTAGCCACACAAGAGGGAAAAATCGTCTCGCTACAAGATGCCGACCGTTCCAGCCTGCAAGACCGCAGCGAGCTACGCGGACAAATGCGAGGCCAAGCCGACACGTTGAGCATGCTACGCCAGGACGCCGCTCTGCAAAATCGCGACCTTCAATACATTCGCGAGGCAGTAACCAAGATTGAGAAGATCATAACCAAGCCGTAACCTTGACACCGCCGACAGAGTAGCCATGAAAAACTATCGCACCACCATTGCCGGAGCCGCACTTGCCGCCCTTTCGTTCATCTCGATTTATCAGGCCAACGGCGGCGAACTTACCGATTGGAAACAATGGCTGATTCCTGCGGCAATCGCGGCACTCGGCTATCTCGCCAAGGACGCAGGCGTTAGCGGCACGGCAAAGCTACTCATTGCCTCACTCTGCCTGCTCACGCTGCCGAGCTGCGAGCACTTTGGCCCGCTCTCCAATATCGCCATCGGCTACGGCGAGCGCCGCCAGATCATCTCTTCCGACGACGCCGCGACCCTCCGAGAAGTGCGCGACATTGTTCTTACCACGCCAGAACCGAAGCAGCCTGTGCGAGTCCAGCCATGAGCACGCTAGAAACATTCGGTTGGATCGTCGGCGCTCTTTTTGCGTTCGGATCAATCGGCACCTTTGCGGTCATGGCGATCTTTGCCTCTAGCCGTGAAGCCGACAGGCAACCGCCCCGCAAGCGTCGCAAGCCATGAGTGCATTTACAGAAGCCCTCGTTAGCATCGCCCTTACCGAAGTCGGCACTAAGGAAGTCGGCGCATCAAATCGCGGCCCTCGTGTTGACCAGTACCAGCGAGCTAGTTGGTTGGATGATGACAAAGATTGGGGTGCATGGTGTGCCACCTTTATGTGCTGGTGCATCCGCGAGGCCATGAAGGCAACCGGCACGAAGGAAACCGCTGGCTTCAAACGTCCGCGCACGGCAGGCGCATGGGATTTTGAGCGGTGGTCGTTGGCTCAAGATTCGAGCACAGCCACGCGCAAGCCAGCGGGTCGTGACATTCAACGGGGCGATTTGGTGATTTTCACTTTCTCCCACATCGGCATCGCTCAAGAAGCGCCCGATAAAAAGGGCAATTTCAGAACGGTAGAGGGCAATTCCAATTCTAAAGGCTCGCGCACAGGCGGCATGGTCTGCGAAGGCGTGCGCAATATCTCGCAGGTGCGCAGTCGTATCAGGTTCACGATCTAGATTCGATGGATTGCCAAGGTGGCTATTCAGGCATATTATGATGTCCGCTTATGACTTCAGACATCATCGAAATAACATACTCTAGTAAGCCAACATCATTGGCGCACCTTGGATGCCAGCATGGAGGCGCAATGTGCGAAAGCATTAAATGGCACGAGGAGCGCGTCACGGTGGAAACGTGGCGCATTGGCACGTTTGACCCGTCAATCTACCCTTTACTTGCAAAAATGCCGCTTGAAGTTTGGTGCGATTATGGCAAGCGTCCAGACCCGCCAACGGGCGACGAAATGGCGTATTTCGCCCAGGAGCTAGAGCGCGAGATGCAATGGCAGGCCATCGCGACCGCGCCAAAAGATGGCCGCGATATTCTCGTCGGCTACGACTTCGCTAGCGTTTGGGTCGTGCATGTGGCATTTTGGCGAGACTGCGATGCGTTCAACGATCCTCTGCCAGCAGGGCATGATGGCATTGGTTGGTGGAGTTACATCGCCGACTCGGTGACACAAACGAAGCTCAACAACGACAACGCACCGACGCACTGGATGCCGCTACCGAAGCTGCCGAACGAATGAGGAAATACCACGCAAAAGCACAATCTGCCACGATATGAACTTGTGCCGAATTGTGCGAATCTTTGTGCGTTTTGCCTTGGTCACTAGTGAGTGTGTAAAATCCCCTTAGCTCCACCCTGCCTTTTTCATGGGTCAAACCATGCCCAAAACCGGGCGGGAAAAGCAAGATTTGCCTTCGTAAACCGGCTTTTGCCCCACAAGTTCACATTTTTACAGCAAAAAGCGCATAAGATGCTAGTTTTGTGCAATTCTTTATGGCATCCGTTTTCCAGCGCTCAGGCTCAAAATTGTGGATCGCATCGGCCCGGCTATGGGACGCGAGCAAGGGGAGGTTCGTGCATGTGTCCAGATCGACCGGCACACGAGACAAAGCGGCGGCGATGGGCATTGCTGCCTCGCTGGAGCAAGCAAGCGGAGCGTGTCGGGCTGGAACCATGACGCGAGACAAGGCGCTGGAACTGGTCAACGATGTTCTAAGGCTGGCTGGCATGGCCGATGTCGTGCCGGTTCCATCCTTGCGAATCGTTGCCGAGGCGTTTCTAGCCGACGCAGACGTATCAGCAGGCACCTTGAGGAAATACACGGCGCAATGGCAAAAACTCGCCAAATGGGCAGGAAAGCGGGCAGACGAGCCGATCACGGCATGGGCGGTTGATGACATGCAGGACTTTTACAAGGACGTGAGGAAGCGTTTCAGCGGCACCACGGCTGACGATCACCTGAATTTCGCCTCGATGGTTTTTGTGCGGGCGGTTGAGCGCGGACACCGGCCAACGAATCCGACCAAAAGCGTGACGAGGAAAGCGACGGGCGCAGTCGAAAAAGGCACGTTCAGCCGCTCCGAGGTTGCGGCAGTTCTTCGAGCAGTCCGCAAGGGGGCGCATCGCAAAGCGTGGCAATGCCTAATCTCGCTCGGCTGGCACACTGGTCACAGAATCCAAGACCTTTTGGACGTAACAGCGTCGAGCATCGAAGGCGATTTATTGTCGCTGCAACCGAGGAAGAAAGCAAAGCGCGGAGGGCGCACGGTTGTCCTTCCCCTGCCCCGCTGGCTTGCCGCGATGGTAAAGTGCCAGGGAGACTTCAAGTCGTTACACCACGCCAACAACCGAAATGGAAAAGTAAGCGAGGATTTTGTCGCGTGGCTGCGCAAGGCAGGCATCGACCCGTTGCCGATCAAGCGCGGCGTGCGAGTGGTGCATTTGAAATCGTTTCACTCGTTCCGTCACTCGATGCAATCGCGGCTCACGGCGGCGGGAGTCACGGGAGAAATGGCGCGGCTCGTCACAGATCACGAGGACGCCAAGGTTGCCCGCAAGTACGTTCACGCCGAGATTCAAGCCTTGCGCGAGGCTTTGACTGCGGCACGGCTTCGCAAGTCGTGAGCCTGGCAATGCGTCCAAAGGCAAAGCTCAACAAGAGAGGAAAGCGAGCGATGCTCAATCTTGGCTTGTCGTTTCGCAGCCTTCAAAACGGCGCTGTCAATGGTAACAGAAGTGTTCGCTTTGCGCAGTGCTGGCATGATGTGGCACATTATACATTTGTGGATTTATGCAAATGAGAACTTGCGCCGGGTTAACCCGTGTTTTTTCTTTTCGCCCCATGAATACAACCATATCCGACTTGCTCGTTGGTTTGAGTGCCGTTTTGCTTTCGCGCCGCCGCCGTTATGATTTGGCCTTGGGGTGTTCTCCTGGCCTTGGCTGCTCTTGCGCTATCCATCGCAGATAATCCGCAAGGTTGCTAAACCCTGCGGCTTTATATGCCTGTTGTAATAGGGCTTTTTCTTCATCGCTCGCCCAAAACGTGACGAGCTTTTTGTTTGGGTCGTGTGGTCCGCTCATGGACATATATACGCACGATTAAAAAATGATCAAATTTTACTTGCAGGCGTATATACGCTCGTTTAATGCGTATATACGCCCTTAACCAACAACGTGCACATGCCCCATATCTCAGTACTCATCGACAGGGAATCAGACGAGCTAATTCAGGCTCTCGCCACCAAAGAGCGCCGCTCTAAACGTGAGCAACTGGCGTTTTCTGCCATCGCCCACGCCCGCAGTATTCTGCCGGATTTCACCGCATCTAAGCCATCCAAGAAGAAAGGAGGCAAGGCCAAGTGAAAACACCGATCGCCACACTCCTAGAACGCGCATCCGTCGCGTTGCCGCCACAAAGGCCAAGCCGCTCAAGCTGGAGGCCGTTTGCTCCGGTTGTTAAGCAGCTAATCAGCAACGGCCACACGGTTCTTTCCAGCGTCGATTGGTTGATCGACCAACGAGAAGTTAAAACCACCGACAGAATCAAAGCCTATCGCTCACTCCTTGCCCTACTGAAACGCCATGAAACTCAAAAATAAATACCGCCTCCCTCACGAGTCCATCGCCGGTGATGACCTGCCTTTCTGGCATGAGCTTATTCGCCTCGGCATCTTCCTCGGTGCCATCTTCGTCCTAGCCTTCGCCCTCTTTGGCGCGGGTCGTTAATACCACGTTCTAGCACTTCCTAATATGATACGCACTGCTTCAATTCAACCCCTCAAACGCTCGCCCGTGGCTGGCATGGCTTACCGCTATGCCGTCCGCATTCCAGGCTTCGAGCGCCGAATCCTCGTTACCACAAAGGACGATGCTTTTCGTGCACTTGGCAACTCAACCACCACACGCCCGCATGACTCCTGAACAACTATTGCACAAGCTCAAGCCTAGCCACCGCGACAACGCAGCAATCGAGCAAATCCGCGCTCATGCCTGCGAACTTCAAACACTCATCGACGCCGCACATTTGGCGCTTTGTGAAATCTACGAACCTGACGACCTCGGCAAAAACGACCTAGTTGATTGGGCGGGGCATTCGCCGCTTCAGATCGAATATGCCACAGACAGGAAGGGCGTATTTGAACTCGTATCCATTCGCGTCCGTGGTGCCGATCTTCCGAGCGACTGCTTAGACGAGAGGATGTGGATATACGCACGGGAAGAGGTGGAGCGCTGGAATCTCCAAAACGGAATCGAGCGCGAGGAATTGCGGGCAGATCACATGCGCGACCTTAAACGCGATGAAAGGATGGAAGCATGAGTGCAACAAAGCGCGATTATAGCAAGCCTAAGCAAGTGCCGAGCATGTTTCATGGCGACGGCAAGCACATCCGCTTAACCATGATCGACGTTCAAAGGCTACTTGCCGACGAGCCGACCATTGCAGACTTCAACGACCTGCGAGCAAAGAACCTGCTCCCGAAGCTGCAGAAACGCTTCTCACAATACCTCCGCAAAGGGGGCCAAGTCTCCACCGCCGAGTGTGCATTTTGGATGCTCGAAACCTCGGAAACCTTTCAGAAAATCAAGGGAGCGCAATGCACCCCGTTCCTTCAATGCCTACGCTAATTTTATGTCCGACACAACCAACACACTAGCCGTCACACCGGCACCCAAAGCATCCGCCCTGCAACTCATGGCGAGCAAGTATTCAGTCGAGCCGAAAAAGCTACTCGACACGCTGAAAAACACCGTCTTTCGAGGCGCAACCGATGACGAGCTTGTCGCCCTCGTCGTCGTGGCAAACGAATACGGGCTAAATCCACTGTGCAAAGAAATCTACGCATTCCCGGCTAAAGGCGGCGGCATCGTGCCGGTCGTCTCCATCGACGGTTGGATTCGCATGATGAACGACCACCCGCAGTTCGACGGGATCGAATACGAAGAGCTTCTTACCGATGGCAAACTGGCGGCAATCACAGCCATCATTTACCGCAAGGATCGTGGGCATCCAACAAGGGTGACAGAATGGCTTAGTGAGTGCCGCCGCAACACCGAGCCTTGGAAGATGGAACATCGCATGCTACGCCACAAGGCGACGATCCAAGGCGCTCGTGTGGCCTTTGGCTTCTCAGGCATTACTGACGAGGACGAGGCGCAGGCAACGCCAGGACTCGCACGGGACGTTACACCAAAAGCCGCCCGCGCCGTTCCCCTTGACCCCTTCACGCTTCCTGCCGCCGAGGTGGTCGAGCGGATTGAACCAGCCAAAGACGAACCGGAAAACAACGGCGCACTTCTCGACCTGCTCGACGCAATCGAGGCCGCGAATAGTGCCGCCGAACTTACGACCTGCGCCACACAGTGCGCGGAGATCGAAAACGAAGCGCATCGCACGATGGCTAAAAAGGCAGTCGTGGAAAAAGCGAAGGCGCTGGAATGCGTCTGGAACAAGGCAACCGCTCAATACCTGCCGACATGAACAATCCAACAATCAACGACGGCGGTCCTGCGTTTCCTATTCCAACCGAATTTATGACGACAGAACATCAAGGCATGACCCTCCGCGACTACTTCGCTGGGCAAACTGCTGTGGCCTTAGCGACGCCGCAGGCAATAACCTTGATCGGCCAGAAGCGAATGACATCCCTTCAATTGGCAACGGCTTGCTATGACTTCGCAGACGCCATGATCGCAGCGCGGGAGGGGGAGCCATGAACGACGAAACCTCACCGATTCCCGCATGGCTGGCACTAGCTGCCGTCACCGTCGCAATCTACATCCTCATTTATTCGCACTTATGAAAATTCACCAAGGCTTTGCCCAAGGCTCAGAAGAATGGTTTGCCCTCCGCCGCGGTCGAGCCACAGCCAGTAACTTCAAAAAGATCATAACCCCGGCCAAGGGTGAATACAGCAAGCAGGCAGCGAGCTACATGCGCGACCTGCTCGTGGAGTGCTTCACGCCAGATTACGCCAAGTTTCTCGGTAACTACTGGACGGACAGAGGAACAGAAATGGAACCGGAGGCCCGCAAAGCATTCGAGGCGCACACTGGCCTTGCGACCGATCAAGTAGCATTCGTTACCGCTGACCGCTGGAAGCATGTAGTCGGCTGCTCGCCTGATTCGCTCATCAAGAATGAGGCTGGCGAATACGTTGCAGGCTTGGAAATCAAATGTCCGTCGCCGTTCACGCATGCCGAATATATAGAAGATGGCGTTCTGCCCGACGAGTACAAGACGCAGGTTCACGGCTCCATGCTCGTGACCGGCCTGGATGAATGGCACTTTTGGTCATACTTCCCAGGACTCGCGCCCTTCCATCTCATTGTTCAACGCGACGAGTTCACCGCAAAGATGGAGGCGGCGATTGATCGGTTCATCCTCGAATATGGCGCTTATCGCGAGCGCATGACCCCGAAGTTACAACTCAAAGTCTCCCGCTATGCCCGCCGCTTTGTGGTCGTGGCAGAAAACAAAATGCAGGCGGAAAACTCGATCACCGGACTATGAGCTTACCCGCCAAATTCAACCGTTTTGCCAAACACAAACGCCGCGCCCCCGGCGAGCGCAACAAGGTCGAAGCCGCTTACGAGGCGCATCTCGACTTGTTGCACAGGGCTGGAGAAATCGACGGCTTCAAGTTCGAGGGTATCAAACTCAAACTTGCCGACAACACGCACTTCACGCCCGACTTCATCGTCTATGCTCAAGACGGCGTTGTTGAACTCCACGACACTAAAGGCACGACCAAGAAGCTACGAGCGGGCGGCATTAAGGAGGCTGCACCTTGGATCGAAGAAGATGCCAAGCTCAAACTCAAGATAGTTGCCGAGCAATTCCCTTTCCGAGTCTTTGCCGTCTTTAAGACAAGCGAAGGCTGGCAAAAACAGCAGTTCTAACCTCAAGCCCACATACCACATACCACCATGAAAGAGCACAACATAAGCAACGAACGCCTCGCGCAAATCGCGACCGAGGCGGCGAACAAACTCCCCGAACTCATCGCCGAGCGCGAACGGGAAATCTTGAAAGACTACCATGACGCAGTTGAACTGGCGCACGAGGAAGCAAGCGACAAGCTGCCGAAGCTGAAACTGGCCTTTAGCATGGAATACGACCTCTCGACTCAAGGCTTGACCGTTGCCGTCAAGTGGACGGTTCAACGCAAAATCAGCGACACGATCCAGATTGAAGACCCGAATCAAACAACAATGAAACTGGAGGTGGTGAAGTAACTTTATGGCTCGACCGATCAAAATCAAAATCAACGTTACGAAGATTCTCAAGCAGTACATCTTCGAGGGTAAAAATGGGAAGTATCTCAACCTCGTGGCATGGCCGAACAAAAACGGTACAGGGCAATTTGGCGACACGCATTTTGTGGTTCAAGACCTGCCGAAAGAGGCGAGAGACGAAGGCATACAAGCTCCGATCCTTGGCAACCTCACAATGCCAGAAGATGAAGCGCCGCGCCAAACGGCACGACCTGCGCCGCGTCCGAATGCGGCAATGCCAGCGGCATCCGAAGACGACGAAATACCCTGGTAAAGCAAATACCACATCCTACCATGAACTACCCTACGACCCCAGGCCACCAAGCCACAGACACGAGCCGAGATGCGGCACCAGATCGCGAGTCCGCAGCCATTATCCGGCTGCGCGTGCTGCGACACTTTGCAGATCACGGCCCCATGACCGCCGACGAATGCGCGAGCCGCATGGGACTCTCGATCTTGACCGTGCGACCACGTTGTACGGAGCTAAAGCTGACACAGCGCCTAGCCGATACTGGCAAGCGCAGAACCAACCAATCCGGCAAACGTGCCGCCGTGCTACAACTCGCTTAAGACCATGACGAAGAAACAACATAAGAATCCACGCTTGCGGCTCATCCGCCTTGTTATGCAACTCAGCGATACAAAGCATAATCGCAAGGTTATGGATCGTGTGCAATTAGCCGCTCAAAACAGTGCTGTTCAGTCGCCATACGCATCCATTAAGCGCGAGAATGTTACAATCGCTCAACTTCTAACAACCGGCGAACGCAACCCGCAAAAGGAGGAAAGCTAATGGAAAAAGACTCAAGAATCGAGCGCGTTGAAGCCCTTCACCCCGGCATGATGGTTATCAGCGGCCCTTACGCCGTCAATTCACGAACGCCAGGAATCGCCACTGCTGAAAAAGCGTCCGCCGTGCGCGAGCTAAAAAGCCAGCGAGCAACCAACCCCAAGGCAAAGCTCGTGGTCGTTGGCCGTTTCGCATGGGTTCTGCGCACCGCCGAGGGGTGGAAAAAAGACCGCAGCAGCGAGGCGTTCAAGTCCGATCACGGGATCAAAGCAGGGAGGGGCGTGAAGCATGAGTAAGCGATTCACGGCCACAGAAAAATGGGACAAGCCTTGGTACCGGCGTTTGCCTCCCAGGCTGAAATGCCTTTGGCAGTTTCTTTGCGACCGCTGCGACCAAGCGGGAGTTATTGAGATGGATTGGGAGCTTGCTTCGTTCCAGATTGGCGAGGCTGTGAAACCTTCCGACCTAGCGGCATTTGAGGGGCAGATTCACGAAATGGCGGGCGCTAAACTGTGGCTGAAAGCCTTCGTTGAGTTCCAATACGGCAAGCTGTCAGAGACTTGTCCGGCTCATAAGCCTGTTCTTCGTTCCATCAAAAAACATTTCGGTGATACCCTATTGATACCCTATCAATACCCTATTGATAGGGTACAGGAAGAGGAAGAGGAAGAGGAAGAGGAAGAGGAAGAGGAAGAGGAAGAGGGTAAAGAAAAGGAAAGCCGCAAAAAAGCAGCCACAACCGATTGGAGTCCAACCCCTGAACAGTTGACCGTAGGGCAGTTTTTCAAACGCAGGGCTTCGACCCCTTGGCAGGCAAAGGAGATCAAGGCATGGAATGCCATCCCTGCCGATTCTCTCGCCGATGGAATCGCGATCTTGTCGCCGCCCTACTTGGCAGGCGAGAAGTATTGCCGCCGCGACCTCATCACCCTGCTGAACAACTGGCAAGGCGAAATTGACCGCTGGCGCTCCTACAAGCCCGCCATCCGCTCCGATGTAACGCCAGCCCAGGCCAACTACGACGACCCGGCATTTCTCACCAACGACGACGCTATTTTTCACAAATGAAAACAATCTCCCTTACCCCTCCCCCAGGCTGGCGAGCACCAGAAGCCGCACACTTTGCGCCAGAATCGCCGCTAGGGCATTCCGCTACTGTCATACCAACCGAGGCACTTGAAGCGCTAGAAGCCGTAAACCAACGCAAATGCGCGGCATGTGGCGATTTTTTCGACGCCGTAGGATTAACCGCGCTCTGTGACCCGTGCGGGATCAAAGTGGACGAGCAAGCGGCACTGCCACCGGTTCGCAAACTCGATTCCACATGGCCCAAACTCCACGCCGAAAAGCTCGACAGCCTGTACGGGCCCGCGCTTGTGATGGCTCAAAAACTCGCACCAAAGTTATTCGGCAACCGGCTTCTAGTCCTGGCTGGCGACCGAGGGCGAGGCAAGACGCAGATTGCAACGTACATCGCGTTTCACCGGCTCACCAAAGGACACGACAGCGGCATTTACACCCGCGCCTTCGACATGGTGCGCATGTGTGACGGCTACTCGGAAGCGGCTCGAAAGTCGCTGCTAGCGTTTCAAAAGGTGCCGTTCCTTTGCGTTGACGAATGCCACAGGCTAGAGCCGCGATACATCCAAGTCGCCGAATCCATCCTTGATGCCCGTTACAGCAACAAACGCCCGACAATGCTGATTGGAAACTGGATGACGCCCGAAGGCATGGAAAAAGGCGAGGAAGTGAGCGGGCAAAAGCTGAACGGACTCGGCGCTACCCTCATGGACAGGGTAAATGAGCACACGGTAAACAAAACTGGTGGCGTTGTCTGGTGCAGATGGAACAGCTACAGGAAGTAATGCCACGAACAAACACATAATACCATGAACAACGACACACGATTTACACCCATAAATAAACAATCGGCTATTTTTTTGAGCCGCAAAAGGCAGATTGAGACGGTTTCCGAGGCCATTGAAGGCGCTGTTAATCACTTAATGTCAGGGCGCATTCAAGAGCAATTGGCTAATGTGTTTTCTGGCGCGTTTGGGCCTGAGCCAGCAGTGACCTTCTCCATAACGATTCGCCGCGACGTTGCACACTCAACAAAGTTTGCTTACACCTCGAGAACCCAAGTCAAACACGACATTGGTGGTGATGTGAAGTTTTACGGATTGGAGTCCAAATAAGCTATGAACAACGACACACGACCAACACCGGAAACCGACGCGCACATTAAGCGCATGGAGACGGAAGACTTCGACGTTGAGCTTGCCTTGACGAACTCGTTCGCCCGCAAAATTGAACGCGAGCGCAACGAAGCCCGCGAAGCCCTCTCAGGCCGAACCGTTTCTTGCGAGCAGTGCAACAAAGCAGCCGCAGACATCGCCGACCTAAACCAGCGCCTTATCGAGCGCACTGCCGACATGCTGGCAAAGGTTGTCGATCTTGAGGAAAGGAACCGCACGCTTTTGAAAACGCTCATTGCCCGTGAGGCATATGAAGCTGGGCTGGCGGTCGAGCTAGAAAGCCTTGTAGCCTGCGCCGTACACTCGTGCCACAAAGATTGCCAACAGCCAAGCTGCAAAGCGAGGCGCGAGAATAAGGCCATGCGCGAGGCGATCAAGGAGGCGGGTAAAATCCTCCAAAGCATCAAACTCAACGACATCTTCGAGGAAACGATGCGAAACCACGCCACTTACGCCCTCGCCAAACTCAAACCCTTCATTGCATGACCGACTATGAACAAATCAGAAACCAATTCAACGAATCCGCCGCCTGCCGCTATGGAGAAAAGCCACAACTCGACTACGAGCCAGGGTGCGCCTTCATCCAATGCGCCCGCGACGACTGCAAATGCCGACTCAACGACGGCGATGGCATCGCCACAACCGCTTTCCTCATCGACTGGAGCGCCAGATTTTCCGCCCGCTAAAACCTGCCCGCGCTGCCTTGGCACGAAGATCATCCTTCGCAACGCAGGAACCGGGCTTTTAAGAGACTGCCCCATTTGCCGCTAACACCATGAGACGAAGCTATCGAAACCACATCAAAGAACTTGTGCCGCTGTATGCCGATAAAGCCGCGTTGGGTCCACGACCTTGTTCGGTTTGTGGCGGGCCTGCGCGGGGAGGCACGAAACGCCATCCATTAACAAAGTGCTCGCTTCATTATGGGTGCATTTGCGCGGCCTGCGGGCACGAGGCTTTTTGGATGACCACAAGGAAGCATCCGGAAGGTCGATGGGTCTGCTTCTCACTTCAATGCGACTGGGTAAGCACTGAATACACAAAGCCATTTCATCAACCGAACGACTAAGCTCATGGACGCGCCTCAACAGACTCTAGAATCACCGGAACCGCCGCAGGCGCGCTCCATGCAGCGCATGGTTCGGCGCGTTTGGTTTACAATGGTCTTGGTGCCAGGCAAAGGCTGGACTCGTGTAGGCAAGGCGTATGGCAGCAAAGAAGCGGCGCGGGGGCGGCTGGGCTTTGTAAGCAAGGCATGGCATGGCCTGCGCACCAAGGTCTCACAATGCACCTTGCGGTGGCAGTGCGGTGAGATGACGCCCCGCAGCCGCGAAACGCTCTCCACGAAATACAACATGGAGCCGCCAGCGCCCAACGCCAGGAGTGATGCGCCCGGAGCATCTGAATAGCAAATGAGCCGTAACTGGAGAGCTTATACCGGGTCGAATCCACTCTCTTGTTGGGCATCTTCTCTTTGAATTACCATGAAACCATACTACTACATCTACCGCGTCGGAGGAAGTCACCCGAAGACCAAGCACTACACGCTTGAATCAGCGCACGCTGAGTCTCTGCGTCTCGCTGGCCAGCATCCAGGCGAAACATTCGAGATTCTGAAATGCATCGGGATAACGCGCACCGTCACGCCTCAAACTTTCTGGATGGATGGCGTGATACCTCCACACATATGCGTGATGAATCGGCTGATGGACGACACATGTGGCATCTGCGGACGGCCTTTGGAGAACGTCTCGGATCAGAGGACCGCGAGCAAAAAGCCATGAAGACACCACAGCCTAATTCGAGCGGTTCTCTGCATCCGATTTGTTCTGCATTGCGCACGTTCGAGGTGCATGTGAAGGACTGGCCTGACTCGGCGGGAATATATGCGGCCACGACACCGGCAAAGGCAAAATTCCAGGCGTGGAGAGGTGCGCACTCGGCTGGTTATCACACGGTGACATTCGGCGATCTGCGGGTGAAACGCACGCCAGAGTTCGACAAGCTCGCCGGAGAGTTAAAGCGCGGCGGCGTAAATCGTGACCACGCGCGCCTGTTGATGCAGAACGCATAAGGTCATGGACGCGGCCCCCTTCCAGCTTGAAATCACGACAGACGCGCCCGCCGCGTTCCATGCACCGCCTTGTTCTGGGTCTTTGGATCTGCGGCTTGGCGACTGCATGGAGGGAATGAAAACCTTCCCGGATGGCTACTTCGATCTTGCCGTGGTCGATCCGCCTTACGGCATTGGCGAGGACGGCGGGAAGTTCCGTGGGCGCAAAGGCCAAGGGCATCGGGTGCTGCCGAAAAAGGGATGGGACAAAGAACCGCCGCCCCCAGAATACTTCGAGGAACTCCGCCGCGTGTCGAAGCATCAAATCATCTGGGGCGGGAACTACTTCCCACTTCCGCCGTCGCGCTGCTGGCTGTTTTGGGACAAGCTCATGGGTGGCGACTTCGCAGATGGGGAACTCGCATGGACGAGCCTGGATCGCGTGGTGAAAAAGTTCACGAAGTGCAACAAGGATCACGGACACATCCACCCGACGCAGAAACCCGTGGCACTCTACAAGTGGACGCTGGCCAACTTCGCCGCGCCGGGGATGCGCGTGCTGGATACGCACTTGGGAAGCGGAAGCATCGCCATCGCCGCACACTACGCCGGAATCCACCTCACGGCATTCGAGATAGATGCCGATTACTTCCACGCGGCAAAAGCCCGC